GGTGCGCGCATGGGAGCGCATCCGTCCGGTACGCAGGTCCACCACGCCACCCGGGGTGTTGATCAGCCAGGCATCGGCATCCCACTCGTCGGTATTGCCCGCATGGCGGCGATCGGCACGGGCGAGGCGCTCTACCCCACCGATGGTGCTGGCGCCAGCGAGCTTGGTTGCCACCTTGGGGTTGTCGGCCTTGAGCGAGGCATGGCGGCAGACATGGCGCACCAGGTCAGACGCAGCGAGCGTGTCTTCCGAACGCCAGCGCTGGCCATCCCACATCAACCACTTGCCCCACGCCGCAACGTAACGCCAGTCATGCTGGTAGCGCCGGGTGAAGGTCAGTGCCAGGGCATCCTCAGTGCCCCACACCGCGTGCTCTTCCGCGCCGTCCTGGGGTTCCTCACTGCCCTCTCCGCCCTCACCACCTTCGTAAGGCAGCCGCATCTGGATGCGCGGACCGCTGGCAATCGCCTGCAAGGCATCCCAGCCTTCGGCTATCGCATCGGCCGCATCCCAGCCCTCAGGCTTGTCCTCGGGTGGGTACAGGATGGCGCAGGATTGGGCACCGGCCGCCAGAATGGCCTGGGCAGCGCGGTCGGCGTACTCCCAGCCCGGCTTGTCCCGGTCGGGCCAGATCAGCACCGCCTTGTCCTTGAGGGGTGACCAGTCCGTCTTGTCGACCGGTGCATTGGCGCCGTGCATGGCGGTGGTGGCGCAAATGCCTGCATCAATCAGGGCCTGGGCACACTTCTCACCTTCGGCCAGAACCACCCGGTCGGACTGGGCGATGCCTGCCTGGTTGTACAGCGGTCGCGGATCGGGCGGCGCCATCTTGCGGCGCTTGGCATCCCAGGGCCGGAACTCCTTGCGGCCATCGGGTGGGTCATAGCGGTAGACCACCGCGATCAGCTTGCCATGGGCATCCAGGTAATCCCACTTGGCCGTGGCCGGTCCCAGATCGTCGACCGGCTGTTCGCCCTTGCGTTTGCGCGTAGGCACCGACTGCGCACGGCCCAGGAGGTCGGCGGTCTTGGCCAGCACGACGGCGAAATCACTCTGCCAATGGATCCCAAAGTGGCCACCGATCAGGGCAAACATATCGCCGCCTGAACCGTTCTCGCGGTCAGTCCACAGACCAGCCTTCTCGCCCTGCAGGACAATTTCCAAACTGTCACCCGGACTGCCCAGGATGTCGCCGATCAGGAACTTGCCGCGGCGCACTTTGCCGGCCGGGAACAAAGTGGTCAGTACGGATTCCAAACGGCCAAGGACAGCAGCACGGATCTCCTCACGTTGGGTGTCGCCAGCCTGCACCGGCGCAGGCTCTGCATCGTTGAAATCAATCACCCGCACCTCCTTTTGCAGAGGTTTGTTCCGGTGCTGGGGCGGAGTCGGCGCTGCGGCCCTGGACCCCACTGTTCTGTGCAGCCCAATGAAACAACTCGGACATCCGAAAGCGCACCAGACCACCGAGCAGGTAGTGCGGGATGCGGAACTTGGCCCGCATGCGCGGGTCGGCGAACCAGTAGTAGGGCAAGCTCAAAGCGTTGGATGCCTGGTGGGCGTCAGTCATGGTTTCGATTTCTTCCGGGGTGGGAGGCGTGGAATGGAGATTGGGGTGTGGGTTGGGTGCGTCATTCACAGGGATGTCCTCCAGCAACGGTCCTGCCATGCGCAGAACTTGCATTCAAAGTGGGTCGGGTCGACAAAGGCCCGGGGCAGCAGTTCACCGGCGTCGGTGGCCGTGATGACGCGCACACCGCGGTCCGACATGCGCTGCGCCAATGCCGAATCAAAGGGCACCAGCTCGGCGTAGATCTCCATGGTGTCGGCGTTCACCGCGGTGAACAGCGCCGGGTGTTCGTAAAGCTCCAGATAAGCCTGGTAGATCGCCACCTGGGCGGCGTAGACCGGCTTGGATACCGCCAGCCCCTTCTTGACCAGGTCGTTCCAGGACTTGGAACCAAGGCATTTGTTTTCCCACAGAGATGGGTAGGCAAAGCCTTCGGGGCCGCCCACCAGGACGCCATCGATATGGCCTTGCAGGCGGCCGTCGGCCACCGAGAAGCCGAACTGCGCGCCATTGGCTTTGTGGGTGCGCAGATCAAAGCCGGCAGCGCGCAACCAGCGCACCATGCAGTCCTCGTTGAGGTGTCCCCGCTCAAAGATGCGCAGGATGCGTCCCGGGGTGTCGCGCCCAGAGTCCACCGGTGCCTGGGCGTACTCGAACTGCAGGGCCCGTTCACAGGACACACCCAGGCGCGAGGCACCGAGGTACTGGCGCGATGTCTCGCGCGCACGGCCTCGCTGCAGTCCGGCATCGACCAGGGCCATGACCTGCCCCGAGAGGCTGGCGGTGGAATTGAAATCCATCATGGCGTGGCCTCCCACGGTGTGTCACCAGCCATGTCCGCAAACCCACTGGCAACCGCATCCGTGGCCATCGGATCGGAGGTGGCAGGCAAACCCCGCACCGGGGGGAACTTCGATTGCTCGTGGTACGCAACCATGGCCTCGGAGAAGCAGGTCACGATGGCCTCGATCACACGCAGTGCTTCGGCCTCCGTGTAATCCCCCAGCGGTTTGGTGAAGCCAATGTCGGAGGCGGCCGAGCCAAAGGCCTTCAGGCACTGGCGGGTGGCGCCGAGCTCGATGTCAGAGAGGGTGAGCATGGTCACCTCCTGCAGCGGGGCGCGCCCGTCCTGCGCGCGCGTCCAGTTGCCGTACAGCGCATGGAACGCTGCCTGGCAACGCGGCGAGCAGAACACCCAATCCAGCGGGTAGCGCTCTGCCCGTCCGACGCCGTGCCGGTTGTCGCTGTGGCCATAGCCACGGGCTTGTCGTTTGCAGACCCAGCATTTCACGAGGCCTCCTCATTGCGCCCAGGCCGGCTTGCCCGACACTGCGGGGCGTGCGGGCGCCTGTGCGGTTTGGGATGGCGCGGCTGGGATAGACGACGCCGCAGGTGCGGAAGGTGGGGAAGCGGTACCCACACCAGGTTTGGGCGGTACGCCCATGAGGCGGGCGTAGTCGGGGTGGTCGGGCTCGACCGCGATCTTGACCACATTGCGGTCTTCGCCCTTGGTGTCTTTTTCAATATCGACACGCGCCAGGAATTCGATGCCGTCCAGATCCGCAAATCCCTGGATGCGGCGGGCGGCGGCGGCTTGGGGGCTGTTGTCCTGGGGATGCACATTGCGTGCACTGTTGAGCACCGCGCGGATAAAGGTGCGGCCCATCTGGCCCCAGGTCGGTCCCTTGGGCGATTCCAGTCCGATGTTGGACCACATCTTGCGTTTGGCGTGCGCTCCGGCCGTGACCACAAACTCGGCGGCAAGGTAAATCGCACCCGTGTCAAACGACTGCGTGGCATAGCCACCGGTCCAACCCTGGCTGGGATCGTCATAGCTGCCGGGCTTGAGGGTCATGCGCACTGGCACCAGGGTCCCCTTGGGGATCAGGTTAAAGCCCGACTGCTGGGCTTCGGCATCGTTGAAGTCACCCCAGGATTGCGGAGCGTTGGAAGTGGTGTTGGCGTTCATGGAAAGGGCTCCTATCAGGCAGATGGTTTGGAATTGATGGGGGTGTTGGCGGCGCACTTGGCAATCAGCGCACCGAGGTCGGGCGGCTCCACCAGGTCCAGGCGGCCGCTGCGGTCCTTGGCTGGGAAGCCATAGGGGTTCAAGGTCTGGGTCACAAAGGCCCGGTAGGAACTACCGTCCTCGGCCTTGATCTCGGCCAACGTGACCACCTCGTCAACAATGCCGGGCAACTCCAGGCTGGTCTTGCTGCCCTCGATCTGCGGCACAAACACCTTGCGGTTGAAGTCGTCGAGTCGCTCGTCCAGGATGGCCACGAACACGACGTTCTTGCCCCGGGCATGCTGCAGATGGGTCAAGGCACTGATCATTTCCTGGCCCAGCAGTCCGTAGGCAGCCCGCAGATCCGGTTTACCCGAACGGTCGCTGACCGCACCAGGCTGGCATTTGCACCAGGCAAAGCACTGGCGGGACAGCTGCGTGATCGAGTCCAGAAAGAAGGTGCTGTAGCGGTCCAGCTGGCCAGGCTCTCCGAACTTCTCAATCACATGGTCGTAGTGCGCCTGGGAGAACGCACTGTCAGGAGGCAATGATTTGTCCGGTCCCGCCAGGAACACAAAGAAGTCACGGCTCTCGGGCCAGGAGGCCGGACGGATGGCATCGCCTGGCCAGTCGGAGACCGCCAGGTCCCCGGCTTCGATATCGATGAACAGGGTCGATTGGGGATCGAGGTCCTTCAGGCGCGAGGTCTTGCCAATGCCGGTCTTACCCAGCATCAGCAGCTTCACACCCTTGCGTTCCGCAAGGCGCTCTTGCGCAGAGATGATCGGAAGTGCCATCACGCCACCTCTTTGAGCTGTGTGGCGACGGCGGGATTCCAGAGGATCTGGTAACCGCTGTGGCCGTTGCGCGAGTACGGCAGGGATTCGGCCCATGCCTCGCCTGCCTCCGCCAACTCCCATTCGTCGCGGTCATTGCGGAACTGGAAACCGTGCGTCGCCAGCAACTGGTTCGTGGCCTTGGCCGAACGGTTCAGCAACTTGCCGAGTTGGGTGGCGTTGAGCGCACAGATTGGCTCATTGGCCGGCGGCAGTGCGCGGCGCAGTACCTCGGTCGTAATGCCAGTGTTCTCCTGAATGCAGGTCAGGGTGGCCGCAGCAGCGACACCCGGCTTCACACCCGGCACCTTCGCTACCGCCTCGCCGATCAGCAGGATCGCGGACACGCGGTCATGGGTCGGAGTGGGCAAAGCCGCCAGCGCACTGGGAGCCGCATAGCCGCCGGTCGTGCGGATCGCCGGCAGCACCTCGCTGGTGACCCAACGCTTGAAACGCTTGGCCGCATCTTTGGTACTGCCGAGGATCAGGGCGTAAAGGCCCGACTCGTTCACATGGTTCTGCCGTTGACGGCCACCCGCCGTAAGGGTCTCCAATTTCTGGAGATCCTCAGATTCGACATGGGATTTGATTGCCTGGGACGGATTGCCCATCTCCAGGGCATCGCAGACGTCGCTGGCGTTGAACCATGGCAGGCCCGCACCATCGACCTGGACGCGCACGGCGTGT